TATATCTTGACCAGATAAAAATTCTGGTGGTTGTGCAAATAAGTTTCTTCTCATTAAAATTGCAAACGATCTATCTATTAATGGTTTTAATAATTCAGATTGAAGTCTACCAAGAACTGGACCAAGTAATCTCATCTTCTCTTCGTTTCTTTGTATAACTTCTGTTGCTGTCATTTGTGGACCATCTTGCATCATTAATTGATTTACATAGAAAGCATTTCTAATTGAGTTTCTTCTTTGCTCTTCCATATTTAAACCTAGTGTATTGTTTGCACCAATGTTTAATGGTTCAATTCTATCTCTAGTTCCTGCTCTATAAAAATTTAAACCACCAGGAACAGTTCTTACAGGTAACAAGAAACCATCATCCGGAACTAATAAAGGTGGATCAACTTGTTTCTGCGCAGACTTAATTATAGTTTTTGACATTTCATTTAGCATCTTAACATCTGGTAAAGCTGTCATTGCAGGAGATCTACCATAAATTTCGTGTGATGCTTTTAAGTATCTAGGTACTACAAAAGGAAACTCTCTAAATCCAGATACAGATAATTCTTCTCCAGAATCTGCATCTAAATAAATAGATTCAAATTGCATATTTTCTGTGTCTTGTTTTTTAGGATTGTAATCGTCTCTAGGATAAACTGCATGAAGTATTTCTACTTCTTCGTAAGGATCCTTCTTTGCTATAACTGCAATGTTGTTTGATACATTTCCAAATTTTCTTATTGCTGCTCTTGCAGATATTCTAAACTTTCTAAATACTGTATCTATTCTTCCTTTTTCATTTTCTGAAATATATATTTCATTAATATGTCTTGTAGAAAATTTTAAATTATCTTCATCATCTTCTTCAATAAACATTGCTGCTGTACCAAATGTAATTAGATCATGATACAGTTCAAAAATTTCTTGTTGAAAGTTTGATTGATTAAACGCAGAGTACATAACTTCAGTAGCAGACTCTAACCATAATTTTGCTTCATCTTCTCCTTCCATATCTTCGTTCTTAAATTTTAAAGAGAACCAAGGTGTTGATGGGTTTGTCAACATACCATGTAGTGATGCTGATAATAATTCTACTGATTGTAATGGTGAACTATCAAAAATAAGTTCTGTTCTTTTATCACCTTTAGATCTTGACTTAGTTACATCTGCTTTTCTTGGTTGCATATAGTCTGCAACTTCTTGCCAATGACTTTCCCAATTTTGTCTTTGAGATTTTAGTCTGTCAAATCTTGATAATAAAATTTTTGCTTTTTCTGATTGTGCCATATTACATTCCTAATAAACTTGGTTTACCTAAAGTCAAGCCACCAGTTGCGCCAGTAACTCCTGTCATGATTGTTGGTGATCTTCCTTTTGCTTTTATTCTTCTTTTTTTTAATTCAATACTATCTTCTACTTGTGCTGCTTTAGATTGTGAAACTTCTGCAGTAGTTGGTGTTTCTGTAAGTAAAGTTCTTCCACCAATATTTTTTTCAACTACATATGATCCACCACCACCATTATCATTATTAGATATAGTTCTACCAAGAGCATCCACTCTACCCATACCTCTATCTTCCATATATTTTTTAAATGATTCTGGTGAATTTGTATAAGCAGATTTTTTTCCATTTATAAATTGATCTGCAACTTTTTTTTGAAAATAAGATTTATTTACTTCAAATGTTTTTTTACCAAATAAACCAGAATAAATTGATCCTACTGGACCTGTAAATTTTGGTGGTTCATATTGCATTTCATTTAATCTTTTTAAATTATCTGCTTTTCTATCTGCTTCTACTTTTGCTTTTGCTTTTTTTGTTTGTGTTGGAGTGTATTGAGTGTATTGAGTTTTAGTTCTATAAGTTTCTCTATTATTATCTCCACCACCAAATGATGTTGATGTTGATGTTGATGTTTTTTTTGCGCCACTATATCCAGAAGAAAAAGCATTAGATGTACTGTAGCTTTCTTTTTTATTTGAAGAGTATCCAGAGAAATCCCATGCTGGCATATTATTTTCCGAAAGTTAAAGATGATTTTGTTTCAGATTTGGTTTCAGATTTAGATTCTCTATTTACTGCTACACCATTTTGTAAATCATTCATGTTATTAAATTTAGGTTCTGCTTTTTTTGATGCAGGTTTCATTTTCTTAATAGCTTTTTTTATTTTATCTAACATATTAATCTCCTAATAAAGTTTTTAGTTTTTCTTCCTTATCTTCCTGTATACCTAATGGTCCAGTAAGTATTGTAGACTTTCTACCTCTTCTTCTTCTTTCAATTGCAGCTTGTTCTTTATCAATCTTTGCTTGTTCCTCTGGCGATAATTCTGGCTCTGGTGGTTCAACAGGAGCCGGTGGTGGTGGCAACGCTGGCATTTTTGGTTTGAATATTGATCCCATAATTAAATAATCCTATAACTATTATCTGCTACACTTTGTGGCGCAGTTTGTCTAGTATTTAATTCTTGTAAGCCAACAGCTAAATACCTCATGCTATCACACGCATGACTACTCCAATCGTGTACAGGCTTTGATCTAAACATTCTTGATTTGTCTACATACTTCCTGTGGTAATGTCTTAACGCATCTATTAACTTTTTGCAATGGTCTGTGTCTATCCAACATCTATTCAATAACATTGTTACTGCATGAATACCTTCTTCTACTGGTAGCTTCGGTACTACTTTAAATCTAACTCCTAACTGATATGCTATCTCTCTTCTGGTTTTGCCATTGCCAAACTCTTGCACATCAATATCGTGTGGAGCAAAGTGATCTTTGTAGATGTATGGTTTTTCGTTTAGCAACTGAATATAGTGTGGTAAGCCATGACCTCTTTCTTCATGGTAATCTATTATCTGTACTGCCGTACCTTTCTGTTGAAAAAAAATTATACTACTGTGGTCTGCGACACCGAGATCCCAGGCAGTTGAGACAGGCAAAGTAGGATCGTAGGGAACTCTAGCTAGTTGTTTCTTGTCATCTAGTTTTGCTATCTCTTCTCCGTATATGGCTCCTTCAATGTTGGCTATCCAATCACACTCAAATTCTTGCAGGTACTTCTTCTCACCCATAACTTCTTTTGCTTTATCTAACTCTTCTTGGTCTACTATCTTTGTTTCACTTGCTTTAGCTTTGTAGTTAAACCAATCTTCTGCACCATTTGCGTGTTGGTAAAGATCATAGAAGTTGTTGTTCATTCCAGCAGGTGTACCAATAAAGACACAATAGCCTTTACGATCTGATAGAGCTGGTCTAATTATTTCTGCAAATAGCTTTCCATCGATGTTAGCATACTCATCAATGACGCAGCCATCCAGGTATATACCTCTAAGACCATCTGAGTTTTCTGCTCCAAGTAATGTTATTCTAGCACCATTAGGTAGATCTACTCTTAACTCTGTTTCATTGAACTTTGTTGATGGGATTTTATCAGTAAACTGTTTCATATAATCCCAGGCAATGCTTTTTGCCTGCTTGAATGTAGGAGCAATATATGCAAATCTTGGATTCTTGTGTGGACACATTAAGGCAGATTTTATTAAGTGGTTGATCATGCATACTGTTTTACCAAACCTTCTGTGACAAACTAGCACACTCCACCTGTGGTTGTTAATCTGTTTATGTAAATATGCTTGATGTTTTCTTGGTGTATATGGTATTTTGATATTCATTAATGTATCATCTTTGATCTTTCCACATCATTTAGTGGATGAAAGTCTACTCCTAGTGTTACCATTACATAGTTTATAAATAAATCTGCAGATTGTTTATTGGGTATACCAATGAATTTAACTGTTACTGCATTGGTTTTTTCATCAACATAAGCAATACAATCAAAATCGTCTGTGTCTAAATAAGCCATATACCATATGTAGTGGATTTGAAAAAAAATAAAACAAAAAAGTGTTTCTGTATAACTGGCTAGGTGTCTGTGTGTCTGTTGAAATTATCCATGTATATATATGTATAACATCGCAGGTAAAATCTGGGGTATAGGGGGTAGTTTAGAATGATAATAACTTGCAACAAAATAGTAAAAAAGGTGGATATAAGTATTATTACTATTGATAACAAAAATATATCGTTACCTATTTTATAAGGATTTTCTTATAACCCAGGATTATCGGAAATTTTAATATCCGATTGTCATAATGCGTAAACAGAAAATTGATCGCTTAATATTTGGAT